GAATATTGCCAGTGCCATAGTTACGTGCTTGCATTTTTAGTGTTTTAGCACCACTCCAACTTGCCAGTCTTCCCGTAGCTGTATCTGCTGAACCGCCTATTGGTATTAAATATCTCATACTTTGCTGCCATTCACCAGCATCAGCACTAAGCTCTTGTCTTTGCTTAGTGACTTCATCACTATCAATAAAAAATCTAATACTTACTAACGGGATAGAATTTATGAAAGTAAATGCAAATATAAATTCATAAACGACCATAGTTGTACCGCTTGGTGGTGTGTATGCTATGGTTGAACCAGTCACATCGGTAGAAGTGCTGTCAAGTGTTTGAACAGCTGTAACATTGGCTGCTGTATATGTGCCACTACCAACGGTGTAATTATTACCGTCACAGAGCATGACAAGCTGTTCTTTGATGTTGCTTCCTGCACCAGTCAACGTACCTGTAAATGCATAGTTATCAGTCAAGTCGAGTTCAGTAGCACCAACAGAGTTTGCTACAATTGTTCTGTTTGCCACATCTCTTGCTCTGGTCATGTTATCTCTTCCCAACCTTTAGTATTATCAGCTTGATACGCAGACTCGTTCCACCCATAGACTTTACCATCTGTTGGATAATCTAAAGGTGCTTCCCATGTATATGTATCTGTATTTAACGTCCAGCTATTGAAAGGCTTTGGAGCATAAAAATCAGTGCCGTCATATGAATATCCAATGCCAGCTTTATTAGATTCCACCCAAATACCCGGTTCGTTTTCTACAAGCGAGTTAATAAAGTTTGCGTCAGCAACAATTACTTTTGTAACCGTGTTATTTACTACTTTTGCATAATTTGCCATGACTTATCCCGTATATGTCCCAGAAGAAGTAAAAGTCAGTATTGTGTCTGTGCTATCCGTTGTTACAGTTGGAGAGCCTGTCGTGGTTCCTGAATACTTTGCAGTTGGCATACGAAGTATAACTACGCCAGAGCCGCCATCTGCGCCCCCGGCCGCCGCCGCGTTATAACCAGAACCACCTGCGCCGCCACCCGTATTAGCTGTACCGCCAGTGCCGTGTGCACCATCACCACCAGCACCGCCGCCGCCAGAACCCCCAGTTCCACCGTCACCAGTAGCGCGACTATCAAAACCGCCGCCACCACCACCAGCACGGGTTACAGAAGAGCCAGTGATTGTTGAAGCAACGCCTACACCACCATTACCGCCGCCACTACCATCGCCTGCGGCACCTACAGCGCCAGCACCGCCGCCACCGCCACCGCCTGTGGAGCCACCGCCACCACCAGCACCACCAGCATAACCTTGATTAGACGTGCCTGATGAATTGCCACCGCCGCCATTGCCAGCACCACCACCGCCAGAACCCCCCGTGCTTGAAGCACCTGCGTAAGATGCGCCACCCGCGCCACCAACAGATGTAACAGTAGTGATATCAGAACCAGCTAGGGAAGAATCACCGCCAGCGGCACCCGGAACACCGTAGCCCGTATGACCAACACCCCCAGCACCAACGGTTATTGTGTAGACAGTGCCTCTATTAAAAGTTAAAGAACTTTCTGATGACCCACCGCCACCAGATGCTTCACTATTGTATGAAGCACGATAGCCCCCGGCTCCGCCGCCACCGCCGCCACCGCCGGAGTGTGTACCGCCACCACCACCACCAGCGATAACAAGAAAATCAGCAGAGTAAGTAGTGTTTACACCGCCAGTGCCGTCACCAACATTTATCCATACGTTATTATTTGTTGTAGCATCAACACATACGAACATTTCACCAGATGACGTATTGACGTAAACATCACCAAGTGCGGCATTTGTTGTGGCTGTAGGGTCAGAGGTTACTTTGGTTATATCCCCTCCCGACAATGTGCCGCCTACAGTTACATTACCATTGAAAACAACATTTCCACTGAATGTGCCCCCATCTTTTGCAGAAACTGAATCAGCTACAGTAAAGATATCATATACTACAACCTCTACAACATCATTTGCGGTTAGAGCGGACAGTCCGCCAATCGTGTTCGCGGTTGTGGTATTGTAGTCCGTACCAGCTACAAGAGTTACGCCATTGAGCATTACGTCTACAAAGTTGCCGTCACTAAAAGATAGGGTGAGGCCAGCGTCATCCGTACCAGACAATGAGGTTTCACTACCACTAGCGGTAAAATAGTAACGTTGTCTAACACCAGTTCCTGTAGGGGATTTACCTATATATGCCATTATGGTTTCTCCGGCCACTTAACATCATCAAGAGATGTGGCGGTTTTTGTTATGTCACGCAAATCCTGACGATATTTTTTTTGTGCGTCTGTCATCGTTAAGTCACTACATGCCCACCAGTCAGTTTCTCCAAGTTTTGCATTTCTGATTTCGCGAAGCTGTTGTAAAAGTTCTTCTGCTGATACTTTAGAAACAGTATAAGTGACTTCAGATACCTTACCAGTTTGAATGTCATATATTTTTTCTATCGCCATAACTGCCTCTATTTGTACCAGAGTTGAATAGTTCCACCCGCAAAATTTGTTCCGTTCCTGTCAACTACTGCTATTCTATCAAGTGTGCCACTTAACTGTTTTTCACACAGAGATGTCATCCAATATTTTGGGCTAGAGTGTGAGTGCATATGAACACGCATTATCCATGTATTTCCTGTTATATTCCAACAATGACATGTAAAATTACACACGCTATCATACAATTGAAAATCTAATCCAGTTCTGTCTGAAACAGCGTTTATGTAAAAACCGCTTTCGTAAGAGTATGCTACACTATGAGTGTACCCCGTATCTTCCAAACCACCAGAATCACCCAATCGCACTACTGCTGTGCTTGTGCTAGTGCCTCTGTCTACTTGGTTGCCAAATAAAATTAATTCAGAAGTGCCAGAGGCTATACTTGAAATAGTATATGTTGCCGCTCCGTTGGTTGTTGTTTGTGCTGTTTTGGTGTAACCAGCCGCGCCAGCACCTGTAATAGTGCCAGTAAATGCATAGTTACCTGCCAAATCAAGAATAGTATTATCTACAGCATCAGCCGCAAGTCCAGCGGTGTCTATCTTTGAAAGTGCCATTAGCTTTCCTTATCCCAAGTTCGTTTTTCTTCGTTCCAATTGTACGCGCCATTATCAGCAGGATAAGATACAGGCGGCTCCCACAAATACGTTTTTGTATTTAAGGTCCAACTTTCAAATGGCTGAGGTGGATAGAAAGCATCCGCTTTTGCATCATACAAACGACCAATACCAGCATAGTTATACCTTTTTGAAGCCTCGCCTTTAGCGTCCTTAAACGTCTCAATCCAGTTGCCGGGACTAGAATCAATATAGGTGTCAAAAAACTCAGCTTCAGCACTAATAACTTTTACAACAACACCATCTAAAACTTTTGCAAAAATACCCATAATTACCCCGTATAAGAACCTGATGATGTAAAAGACATAACGGTGTCGGTGCCAGTTGTGGTAACTGTAGGACTACCTGTGGTTGTTCCTGTGTACCTAGCTGTTGGGACTCTTAAAATTACAATACCATTACCGCCATCCTTTGCGATAGATGCGTTTGAGTAAGAGTAACCGCCACCGCCGCCGCCGCCAAGACCATCTGTCCCTGCTGTTGCTGGCTGAGATGTTCCGGGGCTAGTTGCACCAGTGCCGCCACCGCCGGAGCCACCAGCGCCGCCTGCTACGGTTTCTGAGCCACCGCCACCGCCACCAGCATAAGTGACTGATGAACCTGTAATGGTATTCGCTTCACCAGCGCCGCCAACACCGCCAGTTCCACCGCCAGTTCCACCAACAGCGCCTTTACCCCCGCCGCCACCACCTGTGACTGTAGCGCTAGATTTACCATCACCTCCATTATTACCTTGCCCAGATGTTCCAGCACCTCCAGTTGCTTGATAATCAGCACCACCACCAGAACCACCCGCAACACCGTTTCCAAAACCACCCGCACCGCCGCCTGTGGCAGTAACTGTAGAAAACCCACCCCCTGTAGAGCTAACGCTAGAATCATCTCCATTCGTGCCGTTAACATTTTGTCCTGATGCCGCCGCACCGCCAGCGCCAACAGTGACTGTAAGAACATCACCGGGACTTATACCTGTGGACCTCT